GTCCTCCGACCCATCCGGTTCCCGGTGGTGGTGGAGGCTGCTGCCGTAGGAGATTCCAATGAAAAAGACCGAAGACATTCTCAAGGTAAAGGAGAACTTGGCCCAGGAAGCATTGGCAGTGGCCAATGACGCTTTGGGTTACATCCAGGACGCAATGCCCGACGCTGGCATCCGTGACCTGATCAACATCTTCAACTCCGCCATCAAAACTCACCGTGATCTTTGCTCGGACATCGTGGACCTGAGCGCTCCTAAAGAGACGGATTCTGAGAAGAAATTGGCATCAGAGTACAACGGGAAAGTGGACGAGCTTCTGCGTAAGTTCTCCTCTTGAACCATGAGCCAAACAACTCTGTAGAGGAGATATGAACCGACCCGTTATCACACACGTCTCCCAACTCGAAGCCCACTCGTCTTGGCGGAAATACCAGAAAGGGTTGCACGAGCTTGTTGTGATGGAGGCACCTCGCTCTATCCTTCAGGAATACAAGTTCCGCGCCGCTCGGGACTGTTTCCTGGCGTTTGCTGAGCAGATGAAAATGGGTGACCTTCAGGTGGCCCCTTTCCACGAGATCCTGGGCTCCGCCTTTGAGGACCTGGCAATGAAGCGCCAAAGGCGTTTGATTGTTTCGTGCCCTCCTCGCTCAGGCAAGTCCATGCTTGCCACGATGTTTGTCGCATGGCTTCTCGGTCGGGATCAGAGAACACAACACGTTATTGCATCGTACGGCTCCCAACTGTCCGGTAAGTTCCACCGTGAGGTGGTTGGGATGATGAAGACGCCGATCTTCAAGAAGATCTTCCCAGAGTTTCTAGGCTTCAGCCCGGACTCGAAGTATGACATGCTCGGTGGTGGTTACATCCTTGCTACTTCAGTGGGAGGCGTGTTGACCGGCTTCACCGCTGGAACCACAGACATGGAATCCCCTGGTGTGGGAGCCATGGTGATTGACGACCCGTTGAAATCATCGGACTCGAAAGCGGCATTGGAAACGCTGGAGTCCTGGTGGCAAGAACAGGCTTCCACCCGTCGTACGAACCACTGGTGCCAGATGGTTATCGCCACGCGATTCCACGAGCGGGACCTGCACGGTGTCTTGATGGAGACAGACGGTCTATACGACGAGGAAGAGAACCCATTCGGTTGGCGTTGGGTCAACATCGCTGGCCTCTGTGAGGACGTAGTGAATGACCCCCTTGGCAGGCAACAGGGGGAGTCCCACTGGCCCGAGAACACAGCGTTCACTGTTGACATGCTGCTGTCGCAGAAACGGGCGATGGGCTCGTTCAAGTTTGCAGCACTGTACCAAGGCGTTCCGAAATCCGACGAGGGTCAGATCATTCGCCCTGGCTGGATTAAACGAGTCTCTCCTGATCAGTGTCCTGAGTTTGACGTGTCCTGGTTGGCTGTTGACTGTGCCTTCTCGGAAGAGCAGATGGCCGACGAGACCGCGATCGCTGTCTGTTCGATTAACAAGGACAAGCCCCAAGATGTGTACCTCCGGGAGATCATCACTGGCCGGTGGGCATTCCCGGATATGATTGAAGCGGTCAAACACCTCTACCGTCTGTACACAGCACGAGTCCTATGTATTGAGAAAGCTGCCTCAGGGCAGTCTCTGATCCAGGTGCTTCGACGTGAGGCGAAGATCCCGATTGAAGAGTTCAAACCGCTGAAGTCCAAGACCACGCGTCTGCAGGCAGTGAGCCCACTGTACGAGCAGGGTCGCGTTCACTTCGTGGAAGGTGAGTGGATGGATCCCTTCATCAAGGAGCTGACTCAGTTTCCGTATGTTGCGCACGATGACCGGACTGACTCCATGGTTTGGGGTCTACACTATTACCTCTTACATCTGGACACAGTGGACCGTGTCTTGGCTGAGAGCATCATGCAACACCGTAAGTTCGTTGGAACAACCCGTCGAGAACTGGTGGATGAAGGAAGTCTCTTCACCTCTCTGAACAGAAGCGGCCGACGGTCCCTTGGTGCAGAAGGATGGGATGTCGAGAGCAATGACATCACTGAGACGACACGGGATCGACTGATGCGAGGTTCCCGCTCTCGCGGTCGTGATATTCGCTGGGACGGTTAACGGGTAAAACCCCAATGCCAAGCCTGAGTCTTATGACCTATGGGCAACACCTTTGCTGTAGGAGGTGGTCAGTGGCTCGTTCGTAAAGTTCAAGAACACGGTCTTTGGCCGTTCCCCAGATACTTTTCCAATCCCTATAGCATGGCAGTTAGCAGCAGAGAGAAAAGGAAGCTTCGTCGTCAGACAGAAGTGACCGAACAGAAGATCGGGTTCGAATCACGCGGGATGGACATCCTGCCCGTGAAATTCCAAACCTACCGGCAAGAAGAATTCCATCGGATGATGATGACCCATACGGTCACAATCGCCCATGGAAGCGCCGGAACTGGCAAGACTTTGGTGGCCCTCTGGACCGGACTCAGTCTGGTAGCCAAAGGTGATTTCGACAAAGTCGTGTATGTGCGCTCCGATGTGGGCGTTGAATTCCAACGTGGCCGTGGCGCCCTTCCGGGTGACATGTCTGAGAAGATTGCTCCGTTGTTGGGTCCAGTCATGGACAACCTCCCCGTGTGTTGTCGATCACATGGGTCTGCTAATTACCTTCTTGAAAAGGGAATCGTAGAGCCCCTGCTACTGGAAGATATTCGTGGGCGCTCGCTCAACAACGCATTCGTCGTTGTGGACGAGGTCCAGAACTTTCTCCCAATGCACGTGAAAACCTGTCTGACTCGTGTAGGACAGGACAGCAAGATGGTCTTGATTGGGGATACCAAACAAGCTGATCTTGACGTCTTCCGCCGTGAAAACGGTCTTGTGGACGCAATCTACCGCCTTCGTCAACTCAAAGACGTGGGTATCATGGAGTTCCACAAAGAAGACATCGTGCGTAACTCAGTTATTGCACACGTTCTCGATAGGTACGACGACTAATGAGGAAATCGACTCGCTGGAATAGATCTGCTCCCCATGAGCTAGACGAGATGGTTATGGCTCCTGCGCTTCCCTACCTCGGGGACCAAGGCGTGAAGAGCCAGAGTAACAACCCATCTCCGTCGAAAGCAAAGGTTGACACCGGTGAGTCTTTCGCTGAGCCAGTTGGCCGGCTAAATCTCGGTGACCCTGAGACGCTGGCCATCTGGAATTTCTTTAAGAACGCTGACGATCCGTCTCACGCGGCACACATCTACCGTTCTTATTGCAATTCAAAACACTGTAGTGTTCCTAAACAACATCTTCGTCACATGCGTGATGTAATTGTCTCGGACATGCGAGAGAGCGAGAAGAAAACAGACAAACGTCGCAAACAAACTCAAGTAGGTCGGAACGCTCCGACTTGGAATGATCCTCAGTTGCACATTCGGAGGGGGGCATGAGCGCCACCGACTATACGGTTCCTTGTCATAAATCCTCGGTCCACCCAGATGGTGTGTGCCGTAAGAAGCTGCACAAAAACATCGGCAGTGGTTTCCACCGTCTAGTTGACCGAATGGACGCGGAAGAGCAGGAAGCCCAACTGGAACAGCAGAAGCAGCAGATTGAAGACCAGAAGAAGCAACTGGATCTGCAATTCAAACTGGCCCAAGTGGGCGCCGGAACCCACCGGGTGATCAAAGAGAATCGCAAGAAAAAAGGGTAAGACCCAGCAGAACCACTAAAGACCATGAACGGATTTTTCAGCCCGGAGGCAATGGCCGCCCTCCAACAAGCATACGAACTGCAACTCACTCCCGAGGAGATGGACATTGACCAAGTGACTGGTCTGCCCACAAACCAAGTGAGCAACACCGCCCCTTGGCACGGCACCGTGGAGATGTGGAAATACCCGGATGGCGTGAAGCCAACAAAGCCAGGTGAGATCCACTACATCGCACGCGATAGTGAAGAGGAAGAGGAAGAAGAAGAAAGCATCGAGGCTCTGTACGAAGAGGAAGAGTCCTCAGAGGAGCCAATGAGCGAAGAAGAAGTAGACGCACTGATCGAAGAATTGCTGTCCTCAGATGAGGACGACTGAGGGTAAAACGTCCCTAGTTCCTGGCATCCTATGTTTAACGGTGTAGTTCTTCCGGGAGTGGGAGGCATGCTCAATGCTTCCAATTCCCAGTCAGACCCTAGTCTGAAGAAAGAGAACAAAGAGCGTCGCAAGTGGGGTGCCGGTGTCAACGAAGAAGGCTTCATGACTATTGGCAAAGTGGATCACAGTGACATTGCCGGCGTGAGGCTGGCCAACCATAAGGAGCGCCGCGACAAAGCGGTGAACCTGATCAATCGCGACATGAACGAGTACGCTGACAGCGGCCAAGCCATGTCAGAGATCGTCGGCCGCAAGAACCTCCGTGCCGCCCAATACCGTGAGCTGAAAAGCACCGAGTATAAGTTCGCCGAGGACGACAAGAATGCGGAGTTCCTGGCTATGGGAACTTACAAGGAAGGTTGCAGTGCCGGTTGCAAATGCGCCGCATGCCGCGACAACGCTCGTAAGGACGCTGAGTACCGCGAGTGGTCCGGTAAGAAACGCGAGGAGATGGCTAAGGGAGAAGTGAAGGGCAAGTTTGCTGGCCCTGACCAATCCTTCCCGATCTCGAACGCCACCGATGTGAAAGCCGCATGGTCTTCGGTTGGCCGCGCTAAGAATCCTCGTGCTGTGATGAAGCGCATCATCGCTATTGCTAAGGAGATGGGTCTGGAATCGGCTCTGCCCGAGTCCGTCAGGAAACGGCTTGAAGAAGGTGGTTCGGGTTTGCCTGGATGATACCGCTTCATATTGTTTTCGCGATCGCCGGTCCTATGGCCGGCTTTATTCTTTCTGTTGTTCTGTATCTCGGTAAGAGAAATCTTGACGAGATGACCAGCACCTTGAACAAGGTAGAAAACACTCTAGTCGAACTGCGAGTCGAGATTCCGAAGTCCTACGTGACGAAAGAAGAGCTTCTCACTCACATGCATGCTGAAGAGCAGTGGCATAGCAATATCACCCAACAACTTCGCGACATCCGTGAAGAAATCTCCTCAGTACGGGACTGGACCCACCACAGATCATGAACCTTAACGAATACGATTGGGAACGCCTCGTGGCTCTGGGTTACCCAGCCGAGTTTGCGGAAAAGATGAAGGATGACCCCTGCTGGAAAAACTACGAGATGGTGGGGAAGAAAAAGAAAGGTGGACGCACTGTTCCAAACTGCGTGCCGATTAAGAAGTCTGACCACGCTGAGCCCGACATCCAGCAAGGACGTGTCCACGGTGGAGGCGAGCGCCGCCCCGTGATTCAAGGTCCGAGTGCCGGTTCCCCTTCGATGTAAGCCATGTTCGGTTCCTTCCCTGACGACCTGCTAGAGCAATTCAAGAAAGACTACGCTGAACGCCAAGCCATGGCCATTGGCTACCCTCAGCAGTCCTACGCGGACAAAGATGACATGCCGTGCAACAAACCCAAAGCTGAACCCCACAACGGAAAGAGCCATGTGGTTAAGGCATGCGGTCCGGGACTGCCCGAGGACGGTAAGAAGATTCGTGTCGGCCAATCCGGTGCCAACACAGCGGGTAAACCTAAGGAAGGTGAATCCGAAAGGATGACCAAGAAGCGTGCTTCATTCAAGGCAAGGCACGCGAAAAACATCGCGAAAGGTCCCTCTTCTGCGG